TTTTAATATTTCTAATTGTTCTTCTAAAATATAATTTTCGGGTAATTTCATTTTAAAATTTGCTCTTTTTCCATCATCTAATTTTTTATCATAAACAAGATGAGTTTTATCTTTATTAAACCTGTAATAAGTTGGTAATTCTCTCTCTTTTTTTTCATAAATATCATTATCTAAATCTTCTACAATTTTATTTGCTTCTTTTAGTTTATCTAAAATAGACATTTTACCTGATTTTGAACTAGTCCAAATATTATCTAATTTTGGATGTTTTTCTACTTTAAAGAATTCTCTCCATAAATCTTTCTCTTTATTATAGCATTCTTTGTAATAAACTACATATTTTTTTAGCATATCTTGGGTAATACCTTCAGGTAAATCTCTAGCATTATGTTTGCGTTCTCTCTTTGTGCCTTCTTTAATTCCTTTAGAATTTTGTTCTTGTTCATTTCTTGTTGCAATTCTTAAATTATCATATCTATTATTTAAAGGATTTTGGTCAATATGATCTATACTTAATTCTTTTGTTCCTTTTCCATTCCAGAAATAATCTGTTATAACTTGATGTATATATAAACTATTATTACCTAAAATATATCCACTTTCTTGATAACTCCAAATAATAGGTGTTTTATAATTGTTTTTTTTTTCAAATTCTCTAATTATTTTATAAGAATAAGGACATAATATACATATAATATTTCTATTACAAAGCATTAAATATTCTTCTTCGTTTTTTTCATTTAAAATTTTACATATTGGATTTTTATATTGTCCTGAATATCTTCCTTCTTTCACTCTTGTTCCATTATAAATATATTCAATTACATTAAATTCTTTTACTAATTTTTTAAAAGATTTATTTTCAATTTTAATATTATTATATCTAATATCATATTTATTTCCATTAATAAAATTGAAATTATAATTTTCTGTTTTTAATCCATATGCAAATTCTAAAAAATCAATATATTTATTATTTATTTTATATGATGGATAATCGTCATTAATATTATGTATTCTAAAATATCTTTCAAAATTTAAAATTCTACAAAATAATTCACTATTTAATATATATATTCTATCTCCATATATAATCTTACATTCTTTAAGTGTATCATCTATATCATATATAGGTTTTATTTGCTCCATGTTATTCATATTATTATAGTTTATAATATGAATATGTTTTTAAATCAATTTTTAATTATATTAATTTTTTGCTAATTAAAATTAATTCGAGTACGCTAACCCACCCATACCGCTCATAATACGGAGGACATTGTAGTTAACAGCGTAGACACGGACTTTAGCGGTCGATACGCCCTGAACAGTCGCGTTCGAGAGGACAAGCTGGAGAGTAGCGTTGTCAATACGCGAGAAATTGCAGGTGCCCGATGGCTGGTGTTCTTCTGGGCGGAGAGCGAACGAGTAAACATTAATACCAGTGTCGGGGCTGCGGGTGTGGTGCTGGAATGGCTGAACTAAATCGAAATAGGTGCCTTCACGCTCCGAGAAACGATCCTGACCATTTAACTGTAATTTAGCAACAACAACTGGATTTTCACCCCAGCAGTGCATGTCTTTGGCGGTTTCACCTAATACGAATGTGCCAGCATCCGAAACAGCCGACTGCATACCCGCACTTTCCCAGTTGGTTCCAACATTACCTGAGGTGTTCATAGCGAATGGATCTTCAAATTCATTGCCTGAGATGAACGCATCTGTGCCAGAAATACCCGCACCCGAACCGAACGCATGTAAAGCATTTGGTAATACATCTAAAGCATCAGTGTAATTGAATGGCTGAGCACCAAATAAAGAATTCAATGCTTTGTTAGGAGTGACCGAACCACAATAATCAACATTGGTATCTGGCTGAACAACCCAGATTAATTCTTTGCAAGGGTGATTAAGATTGAGTTTGATTTTGTTAGACGAGGAACCGACCGATTCATCGCCAGTGAACTGTAACTGTTCAATTAAATATTCATGTGGATTCTGAGCCATGCGGCGACGTTCGTCTGTGTCTAAGAAGATATAATCAACATATAACGATGCAGCAGATAAGGATAATTTGTAAGCATCAGATACTTTGCTACCCTGACCGTCTAATTTACCACACGCCCATAAGCATTCATCAATTGGACGTAAATCTAAATTGATTTTTACTTCATGATACTGTAAAGCAATTAATGGAAGAGCTAAGCCTGGATTACGGCAGAACCAGAACTGTAATGGAACATAAAGAGTGGTTTCTGGTAATGAATTACGAGGAGCACATACTTGATTAATACCATCCGAAGCACAAGGCGAGTCAACATCAGCAAACGATGGATCGGTAATGTATGTAAGTTGGGTTGTGTTACCAATCATTTTGTAGTAACCACGCTCCTGTTCTTTTGATAATGTTAACTGATTCCAGATGTGCATCCAGTCACCGTATTGACGATCAATGCGCTGACCACCAATTTCAACTTCAACAATGCTAATAATTTGTTCACCTGGGCAATCTAACCATCTAGCATATAAATTGTCACCACCAGTCGCAAGACCTTTATTAACTTCTGGTAATGTAACCTGTAAATATGTGCGGTAAGCTAAATCACCATTGCGCGAAATTGTGCAAGTTACACGACGACCAAAGTCAGCTTGTCCATTGAATGTTTGTTCAATCGATTCCATCGCAAAATTTGTGTGACGACGATAGGTAACTTTCCAGAATGTTATTTGGGGATTACCTGTTAAATATACATCTTGAGCACCGTATGCTACTAATTGCATAAGACCACCAGCCATATTTTTATAATATCTATAAAGAAAAAAAATATAATTTTTAAAAATTAAATTAAATTAAATTTTTAAATTTATCAAATTTATTAAATATATTGAAAATTTTTTATTAATCTTTATTTATTCAAAAATATTTTGAAACATAATAATAAAATATTTAGTATGATAATGATATTAAAAATATTATTATATTTATTTATATGATTTTTAATGAGTTTGAAAAATAGTTCATTAACATTAGATAAAAAACATAGTTTATTACTAAAAGAATTTGAAAATAATCAAAAATTAATTCCTAAATATTATGAAAAAATAAAAAAATTAGAGAATATGAAAAAAAATAACAAAAAAAAAAATCCTAACGAATTATATGAAATTGAGGATGAAATTAATTTAATTAATAATAAAATCAAAGCTATCAATTCAAATGAAATGGATTATTATTTAAACAATTCTCATTATATGTTCAAATATTTTGAAAATAAAAAAAATATCAATAACAATAATATTACTTATTCACATGATACTACAAATACTATATACTATAATACTAATACTAATAATAATACTAATAATAATAATACTACTATTAATACTAACACTAACACTAACACTAACACTAATGCTAACACTAATACTAACACTAATAATATAATTAAAAATGAAACTAATAACAAAATTTTTAAATTTTTCAATCTGAATAACTATAACAATAACAATAACAATAACAATAACAATAACAATAACAATATCTATAACAATAACAATAACAATAACAATGATAATAAATATAATGATAATGATAATAATAACAATAATAATGATAATGATGATAATTATAATTATAATAAAAATGATAATGATAATGATAATGATAATGATAATGATGATAATTATAATTATAATAATTATAATAATAATGATTATGATAACAATGATTATGATGATAATTTATCTAAAAAATTAAATAATTATAAAGACAATGATAATGATATAATATCTAATTGTAAACTTTTAAATAAATATTTTTCTAATACTGAAACTAATTATATCGATTATAATTCATATACATATGATACTGAAATATGTAAATATTGTAATAATGGAACAATTGTATATTTAGAACATGAAGGAATAAATATATGTAATTATTGTTACAAATATACTAAATATTATATAGAAAATGAAAAACCATCTTATAAAGAACCTCCAAAAGAGCTATGTTTTTATGCATATAAAAGAATTAATCACTTAAAAGAGATATTGGCACAATTTCAAGCAAAAGAAACCACACAAATACCAAATGAAGTATTTGAAAAAATAAAATATCAAATTAAAAAAGAAAGAATTGAACTAAAAAATTTAGATAATTTGAAATTAAAAGAAATATTAAAAAATTTGAAATATAATAAATACTATGAACATATACCATTTATTAAAGATAAACTTGGTATTAAACCTCCTATTATGTCACAAGAACTTGAAGAAACATTATGCAATTTGTTTTTAGAAATACAAAAACCTTATTCTAAATTTTGTCCATCTACACGTGTTAATTTTTTGAATTATTATTATACTATATATAAACTTTGCGAATTATTAGGAGAACATCAATTTTTACCATTTTTTCCAAAATTAAAAGATCGAGAAAAAAGAATAGAACAAGACGAAATATGGAAAAATATATGCAATGAATTAGGTTGGAAATTTATTCCAACTGTTTAATGTTATCAAATGGTTTGTGTTATAATTTCAATTTTATTAAAGATTTAATACAATTTTATAAATTACATTTAAATTTTTCAAATAAAATATTTAGATTTTTGTAATTATTATTATAATTATCTATTTTTTTGTTTATTATTTCATTTAAATAATTATTCTTATCATATTTACCATTTATTACATCTAATATATAATTTAAGCGATGTTTATGATATTCTGTTTCAATTATTATACCATTATCTATTCTTCTTAAAAACACTTGTAAATAATGTACATATTCTTTGCCTGTCAAATATCTAGTGCAATAATTTATTACTTTTGTATTGTAATCATCTATTATATCTATGTATTTTATAACATTATTACTATATAATTGATTATTCAATGAATTATGATTATTATTATCATATCCATAATTATTTTTTATTTCTAAATTTGATAGTAGTTCTATAGCTATTTTTTTCTTTTTTATAAAATTGTAAAATAAATTTTTTATTTTATTCGCGCATAATTCTTTATATAATAAAGCAGCAAAATCAGATATAATATATATTATATCTTCTGGTAATTCATAATAATAATTATGTACAAAAATCATAATTATATTTTATATAATAGTAATTATTATTTTATAACATAACTATTATATAAAATATCAATTTTTAAAAAAAAGTTTTATTAATTTATACATCTTTTATATTTAATGAATCTTTAACAAAATCTTTTAAATGTTTACTATTTGGTTTTGCTTCATAATTATAAATTTTATTATTATGATCTAATACTATAGTAGGAAATCCTTCTACATTATATTTTTTTAATAATTTTTCATTATTTGATTTATCACAATCTATCTTTCTTAAAAAAATTATTATATTTTTTTGACTTTTGTTCATTATTTTTATTTCATTTTCTAATTCATCTATATGAGGTGTAGCTTCTGTACAATGAGGACACCATGTTGTATAAAAATAATATATAGTAGCTTCATTTTTTTTTTGTGTTTTTTTTGGTATATATTCTTTATTTGAATTTTTATCAAAATATGTTTGTAAAGTAGTTGTATACAAATAATAAGATATAAATGAAAATATTATTATTAAAAATATTATTAAAAATATGTTATTTTTTATAGTTGATTTAAATAAGATATAATAATTATAAAAAATATCTAATATACTATTCATTATATTATATATATAATATAATATAATATAATATAATTTTGTAAATAAACTATAATAGTATATTATATTATTATATGATATAATATTATATTATATTATATTATATTATATTATATAATATATATTGTTATGAAAAAATCTACTAAAAAAAATACAAAATATAAAAAAAAAACATTCAAAAACACATATAATAAAAAGGATTATAATAGCGAACAAGGTATGTTAACTAGTGTTTGGGGACCTAGTCTATGGCATTTTCTTCATGTTATGAGTTTCAACTATCCAGTTAAACCTAGTAAAATCCAAAAAAAACATTACAAAGAATTTATATATAATTTACAATATATATTACCATGTAAATATTGTAGAATTAATCTATCAAATAATTTCAAAAAATTTCCTTTGAAGAATGAAATATTTGAAAACAGAGATAATTTTTCAAGATATATATACAATTTACATGAAGTTGTAAATAAATTATTAAATAAAAATTCTAATTTATCATATTGTCAAGTTAGAGATAGATATGAAAATTTCAGATCTAGATGTACTATTCAAAATAAAGATAAAAATATTTTTAATTATAAAAAATTAAAAAAAGAAAAAGGTTGTACAACACCTTTATATGGTAAGAAATCTAAATGTGTAATTAATATTGTTCCACAAGAAAAAAAATGTAAAACATTAAAAATTGATAAAAAATGTTTGAAACGAAAATAAATTATTTTATTATGTACATATATAAATGAAAAAATATTTGAAATCATTTGGTAAAATTACAAGCAAACTCAAAAAAAATATTTTAACAAAAACTAAAAAGATTAAAACCAGTACTTTAAGAAAAAACATATTTAAAAGAAAACCTAAAAGAACACCTAAAAGAACACCTAAAAGAACATCTAAAAGGCGACCCAAAAGAAAAAATGTTATGAAAGGTGGTTCGTGACCCTTTACTGCAACTGCCTAATTTTTTAATATTTAGTAATATTGTTTAGTAATATTATTTTAGAATGAAGTTTATATATCAAATTTAATATAGTTAAAAATATATAAATTGATAATAAAATAATATATATTACTAACAATTATTATTATATGTAATAAAAAAAAATATATATATAATATATAAATTATGACTATTGACGAAATGAATACGACAATGGAAGATAATAACATGGAAAATTTTGAGGATGGATTAGATGAAAATATTGAGGATGGATTAGAAGATCAATTTCACGAAGAACAGAATGATACCAGCAACGAAACTGAATTAGAAGGTGGACGCAGAAGAAGAAGACGTTCTACTAGAAAATTACGCAAAATGGGTTCTAGATCGCGTTCTAGATCACGTTCTATGTCGCGTTCTTTATCATCTAGATCTAGAAAAGCTTCAAGAAAAGGAAAAAAATCTAAAAAAAGAAAAGGAGCATCTAAATGGATAATGCATGTCAAATCGTACTGTAAAAAACATAATATGAAATTTAATGAAGCTTTAAAATCAAAAGATTGCAAAAAAGCTTACAAAAATTAATATAAATAATTCAATATATTATATGTATTTTATATACAATATATTGAATATAAAATTTATATATTTATTATTTTTTCATTATTTTTCCATTTTCAATTTTGTATTTTGACATTATTTCATTAAACATTACTGTTGCTGATTTATTTTCTATACCATTTTTTATATTTTCTATTCTTTCTTCTGTTACTTTGTTTTCTACAAATTTTTTTAATTTTAACAAATCTTGTTTTTCTTTTTCTTTTTTCTTTTTTTCTTTAAATTCATTTATTTTACTTTTTTCAAACTCAATTAGTTTAGCAATTTCTATATCATATTGTTCTTGTTCTTTTTTCTTTTTTTGTAATAATTCTTGTTCTTTTTTCTTTTTTTCTAATAGTTTTTTCCGTTTCTCTTCCTTTTTTTTCAATAATTCTTGTTCTTTTTCATATAGTTTTCTATTATAATCTATACGTTTTATTGTATTTTTATTTTTTTTATATACAATGCTATATCTATCATTTGGTATATTGCTTATTACTATTTCTTGATATAATGTTTTTTTCAAATTTTCTAATATATATTCTTCTTCTTTTAAGCTTACTTTTTTATTCCCTTTTTTTTGTTTTTTTGTTTTGTTATAATAATTATCTCTAACGGTTTCATCTTTTATATATGTTAATAACACTGGAACATCTATTAAAATTGGCTGTGCAAATTGTGTTGCATCTTTTTCTCTATTTAAAAATGAAATTGTTCCTGATAATTTGTTTGCAATTTCAATCATACCTTTTTCAGATATAATATTATCTTTTGTCATATATTTATTTACAAACTCTTTTTTATCTGTTGTTATTTCATCTTCTTTTTTTTCAGCAAATAAATTCATTAATTTAAAAAAATCTATTGGTGAATCTGTAAATGGTGTAGCTGACATTAATAATAATTTACAGGAATCTTTACCTGATATTTTATAACTATTTTTTATTAATTTATTCATTATATCTACATTTGGTTTTTCTTGATCACTTAAATCATCACTATATAGTTTATGTGCTTCATCTATTATAATCAACGTTTTTTTCAAAATATCTTGTTTACCATTTTTCTTTATTAATAATGAACTTAATGCTTTATTTTTATTTAATAATAAATTACTGAATTGTTTGTATGATATTGGATCTATCCAATTATTTTTTATCAATTTTTTTCTACTAGTCAAATCATTCGGCATTATTAATCCTTCTTCTAATTGTTTTATTATTATACTATTACAAACTTGTTCAAACATATTTTTCCATATATCTTCTTTCAATGTTGTACGTGTTACCCAAAGTATTGAATATTTCTCTTTTTCAAATGATGATGATGCACATGCTATTGCTGTACAAGTTTTACCTGTTCCTACACTATGCCATAGTAACATTCCTTTATATGGTGATTCTGGATTAAAAAAATCTACTATAAATTTTTGTGTTTTATTGTATTCTATTATTTTATTTCCATTATTTTTTTTATCTTTGTTACTATCTATACATTTATTCTCTAATTTTATTTTTTCCCATACATATTCATCATTATCATATTTTGATTTTATATAATCTCGTAATTGTTTAAAATTTAGCTTTTTTTTCAAATCTAAATTTTCTTTTTCATTTCCATCATATTCTTCTATTTTGTATAATTTTTTTGATTTACTATCTTTATCTTTATCATCCAAATTTAAATCTAATTTATTTAAATTTTTTTTTATATTTGTTTTGTTACCTGTTTCTATTATAGCTGGGATATATGAATAACGTTTATTCCAATTTGTATTCAATTGCTTACAATATTCTCCATTTTCTTTCATATAAAGACAAAAATAACCTCTTGATTTATCACTTGATTTTGGATGTTTATATTTTTCATAAACTGTTTGAAGAAATGACGTTGATACTGGTACATCTGTTGTTGGTAGTATTTTTCCACATTTTCCATCACAATTTATCAAATCTATACTATAAAACTTACTTTTTTTATTTAATTTTTTAAATTCATTTTCAATTGTTGACATTGTTCCACCACCTTTTTTATCTTTATATTTTTCATCTGCATTTAGTAATATATTATTATAATAATCTGCATTATTTAAATTTTTTGTTAATACATAATCTACTGATAATACTGGCGCTAATTCATATAATTGTTTCGCTAAATTATTTAATGCTAAATCATATTCACTTAGTTTTAAAATTGAATCATGATATTTCTCATATTCAAAAAGTTTTTCATCTGATTCTTCATCCTTTATTTTATTATCTTTTACATAAAATGTTTCCATTATACTGTTTGGAACATTTAAATAATAATTGTAAACATATAATGGCCAACCTATATCTTCTATAAAATCTAAACCACGTTGACCACACGTTCTTGTTGCTCTTCCTATCACTTGTTTTAAATCTGCTATTGTATTTGCTGGTTCAAATATATGTACATATTTTACATCAAATAAATCTATTCCTTCTTTATATCCACTATCCAATATTATAAATCTTATTTTTTCTCCATTTATATTTGATGGTCTTTCATTATATATACTTAATAAATCTTTTTTTACATTTTCTGTAAATATTTTATCATATATTGAATTTGAACATAATAATCCATAATTATTATAGTTATTGTATTCATCTATTTTTACTTTTAATTTACCCTTTTCATTTTTTATCACATCATTATAATTTAATGCTTTAAATGCTGAGGCTATTATCTTTGCTCCATATCCACCTTCTTTTACATCTGAAAATATAAAATGTTTAAATACCTTTCCATATTTTTTTTTGTCATTTTCATCTAATATATTTATATTTGTCATCATTTGTGAAATCTTTGGTGATGCATGTATTATATCATTTAACAATTGTTCTTTATTAAAACTTGTTTTATCAAATTTGTGATATGATTTTATATTACTAAAATTACCTACTCTTCTCAATGATTTAAATAATTTGTTTTTTTCTTTTGGTGTTTCTATTTCTGTCTCCTTATTTAAATTTGAAAAATCACTTTTTTTGTAACATTCTACTATTTTGTACAAATCTTCTTTTTCTTTTTTTGTTTTATTTATTTTATTATAATTTAATTTTAACCATTTTCTTGTTGAATTTTTGTCATATAATTTATGTTTTATTAATATCTTTTTACAATCCATTTTATAATTAAATATTATATATAATATATCAAAATATATTATATTCATTAAATAAATTTTTGAATTCTAAAATATCTATTATATCTCTATTATATGTTATTTTTATATAACAACGTAAAGTTACTAATATATCTACAAATGAATTATGTAAATTATTTATATCTTCATCAAATAATTTTTTATGCAACTCTATTAATTTTGGGTATTTTTTATTTTCAAACATATCTGTATTATTTTTCATTGTACAGTATTCATTTATTCTTGTTTGTTTATTATAATTAAATTTTACAAATTGTTGTTTTATCTTATTTCTAATACATTCTACCATTATTATTCTTTTATCAAATGAAACATTATGTGCTACTATCATATTTGATATATTCATATATTTATTAAATTCATTTAATGCTTCTGTTATATTTACTCCATTTTCTATATTTGTTTCATCTATATTTGTTATTTTTTTTACTTCATCTGTTAATTCTATTCCATTTTTTATTTTTATATAATTATCATATTTTTTTATAATATTATTACTACTTGTATCATAACAAACAAAACTTAATTGAATTATATATGGCCATTTTTCTGTATCTTTAATTGATGCATTTCTTTCTGGTAAACCAGTTGTTTCTGTATCAAATACTAAAATTTTCATTATAATATTATATCATAACATATAATATTATATTTAACATCAAATTTATTTTTTATTTTTATTTTTATTTTTATTTTTATTTTTATTTTTACAAAAATAATAATAATAAAAATTGAAATTAATTTTATATATTATATTATTGTATTAATTATAATGTGGGATTATGTTGAACCTATTAATCGTCATAATGTTCTAATTATTAAAGATGACATTTGTCCTATGGATTCAAAAGATATTTATCATTTTTTCGATACTAACAGTATTGCTGAACTATATGATATTGAATTTTACAAACATCCTGAATGCGAATATAATGTTGATGAGGATAAATATTATCCTACTGGTTATGCTATTATCTATATTGATTATTGGTATGATACTAATAATTCTAGTAGTTTTTATAACTCATTAATTGATTATTATAACAATGATAAAGATAAGGTATTCATTTTTAGAACATCAGGTAATGGACCACCTTGGGATATTGAATTATATTATAATGGATATTTTAATCGTGATACTGAAAGTGAAATTTTGAATAAAAAACAAAAAACTTGTCCACATACATCACAATCTACTCAAACTGATTGTGATTACAATTATTTATCAAAAAAAAGAAAAAGAGAAGATAATAATTATAAAGATGAATTTAAATATGAAGCTCAACAACACCAAAATCATCAGGTAAATGAAGATACTCAAGAATACGATGATGATGTATATGAAGATGAAGATGAAGATGAAGATGAAAATGAAGATGAAGATGAAGAACAACAAAATAAAGACGAATATTTTGATATACATAATTTTCTCAAACTAAAAAATAATTATAAAATTATTCATAAAAAATATTATAATTTACTTGCTGTTAATAATTCTTTAGTTAAACGCAACAAAGAACTTGCTAAATCATCTAAAAAATATAAAAATCTAAATAAAAAAAATGTATGGTGTCGACGTCTTAGACATTTAAATTGATTTTATAATTTAAATATAAAAATCACTACTATTTACATTTGATATTTTACATATACCATAAGTTTTTCTATGCCACGGACTAATTCCATAATTTTTTATTCCAGCAATATGTTTAGATGTTCCATATCCTTTATTATTTTTTAAATCATAATATTCAATTAATTTAGGATATTTATCACATATATCATATATATAATTATCCCGCTCTACTTTAGCCAAAATTGAAGCAGCCGCTATTGAACAGTATTTTCCATCACCTTTTTCTATTGTTACATGATTTATTGATTCTAATATATCTGTGTTATTATTATATTTTGTATATGGATTAAATATATTACCATCTACTAAAATATAATAATTTTTAAAATTATTATCTGTTTTGATTATATTATCTATACAATTATGCATTGATTTAAATGTTGCATTTTTTATATTTATATTATCTATTATATTTTCATTTTCATAACTTATACTATAATTTATACAATTAGATTTTATGTAGTTGTAAACTTCCATTATTTTTTTTTTTGATGTAAATTTTTTGCTATCTTTTAATAATGTAAAATCAAAATTTTCTTTAGGTAAAATTACCGCCGCACTATATACACGACCAAACATTGGTCCTTTACCTGCTTCATCTATTCCTATCTCTAATATTTCACTATTTTTATCAAAATATGATATTTCTAGACAATTGTTTTTAGACATTTATTAATTCTAATATTTTTTTAAAAATAATATTTTTAAATAGAAATAATATATATATATGAAATTCAATTTTAAGAAAAATTTAATTGTTATTATTTTATTAATAATTGTGATATTTACATGTGCATATTTATATGATAATAAAGAAAATTTTCAAGGTTATACACTAGGTCATAGATTAAATAATTTATTTTATGATAATTCTACTTCTGATAATCCTGATGAATGTATTCTTCCTGCTTTAATGGAAGGTGGTATTCAAAAATATGCAATTGGATTTACTAATACAAATCATACTTATAAATTATTAGATACTGAAATACATTATTTAAGTAAACAAGAAAACGAGAATTATAATTTTGTAAAAGAAAATAAATATATTGCAGATAATTTTCCTGAAGAATGTAATTGTTATGTTAAAGTTACTGGTTCTGATAGTACCGGTAATTTATCATTTGATATAGTTAACTTCGATAGATCTCTTAATGACTGTTCAGGTGTATTATATTTTGATTTATCCTTGGATATAACTCCAGCACCTATTACACATAATATTGATATATTATTTTTTAACAAAAATAATTCATTATTTAATTTTGTAAATGTAATTCCCCCACCTGAAAATAATCTATTAGCTATAGATATTAATAATTCAAATAATACTATAGATATTAATTCGTTGGTAACAGTTAATAATTTTGCCGATAAATATTATGATTATCTTAATATTGGATTAAAATTTTTGTCAAGTCAATTATATTTACATAATGGAAATAATACTACAGGAATAAAAGTATATAATTTTGATTTTGCTTTAAATCCATCTAATAATAATCTTCTTCCTTTTGTTAATAATGGAACTGTTTCTTTTTCTTTAAGTGATAATGATATTGAAAACAATATGGGTATATCTACTACACAATCAACATCATTAAATAATGGACTCGAAAGCGGTGTTTACATTAACGATGTAGAAAATTCTAATATTGATGCTAATTCAAATAATGTCGGTAATAATTCTAATAATGTCTATAATTATCCTAATCAATTGAATCTTGAATTTGAAAATTCTTTAGGTAGATTATTAAACAATAAAAGATTGAGTCAAATAAATGGACATAATCATATTAGAGATCATTATGTTAATGGTTATATTGCTGATGGTGATGAAAGATTACTTAATAATAGATATAATAATGATATGTGGTTCGAATCTGCCATGAATTCTAAAGATAATCCTATTATAAATGGAAATAATATGAATAATATTAATGATTTGTTAAGATCTAATTGTTCTAATACTTTGAATAATAATAATTGTTTAAATCAAAATATAAATCAATGTGGAACAGATATAAATGAATCTTGTCAAAATAATAATTGTTGTAGTAAAATTAACTGTAAAGAAAATGGTAAAAATAATAACAATAGAGAATTAAAACATATTCATCAGCATTCTCATGAAAAAAATAATGAATACAAAGGCGAAGAAAATAATAATAATGAAATAGATGATGAAAATAGTTCTGAAAACAATGGTTATGATAATAGTAATTCTGGTAACGGTGGTTCAGGAAGTGGAGGTGGTGGTGTATTTAATAATGGACGTGTTGGTTATAATAAAAATAAAGCTGGAAATTTAGATTCTAATTCACAAGTTAATAATAATAATAATAATAATAATAATAATAATAATAATAGAATAAATGTCAACAATAATGGATATTTCAATTATAATAATGTTGATTCAATGACTAATGTTAGACCATTAGTAGCTGATTTTTCTAAATTTTAAAAATATATATATTCAATTTATCATTTTGATTATATTATAAATAATATAATCAAAAAATATATTATATATCAATTATATTTAAACATAATTATATACATTTAACATTTCTATAAAATTATTTCTCTCTAAATAATTTATATCATTTTTCAAATTTTTATTAATTATTTCATACATTTCACTTATATTACTTAAATCATCATTTATTACTGGAAAAAAGCTAACAACTTTATTATATTTTTCTATTAATTCAAATTCTTCTTTATTATTTGGTATTTCACTTAATATTTTACAATTATAACTTAACAAATCATGAATTCTAAATACTTCTAATAATGCATTATTGAAATAATGTAAATTAATTATTATTTTAGATTTTTTTATTATTTGTATTAACTCATTATTAAAAACTTTTGATACTATTATTATTTTATGATTTAAATTATTATATATATTATATTTTTTCAATGCATACAATATTTTTCTTCTTCGTTCATTCAATGTTCCTATAAATAAAATAGTTATGTTTTTTTCTATATTCTCATTATTTAACAGATTATTATATTTTATTATTGGACTTACTAACTTTATATTTTCTTTCAACTCTTTCGGATAATAATTTATATTAACTTTACTATAATCAAATAATGCATAACATTTTTTCATAATATTTATTACATTACTTGATAATTGGTTATAAACAAAATTATTTTGATTTAATTGTTCAATTTGATATATTATAATTTTATTTATTAATTTATCTGATAAATTAATATTATTTATATTTATTATATGATTTATACCTATTAAAAATATATAAGTATTTTTTTCATTTAAATAATTTAATATATATGTTTCTAATTTATTATTAACTATTAATAAAGTTTCTATATTTAAATTATTAAAATATTCTAGTAAATTATTAGCACTTAATAATGTATAGTTTGTTGTCACCAGTATTATTTTTTTTATATTATTATTAATATTTATATTAATAATATTTGAAAAAGTGTCTTTATTTTATTTTTATTTATGTTTAATAATATTTTTTTTATATTTTATAGTTAATCAAATAAATCTGAACTATTAAATACTTCTTTTTTTATACTTTTAGAAATATTTATTGATAATTCTTCACGCTTTTTTCTTGTTATTTTATTATTTGTACATGTATTATTATCATATGTATTAACTGATATATTTGATGAATTTGACGAACTTGACGAATTTGATGATATTGATGAATTATATAATTTTTTTTTTGCATAACTATTTCTTAAGTTCATATCTATATCTATTTCTTTATAATTATTTTCTATGTATTCTATTACTTTGTTTTCTAATGCCCATTTAAAAAAATTTAACTGACCAATTGTTGTTAAAACTAATATATCTTCTTTTATATTTACACTTATTCTATCCCATCTACAAAACGGATCAAATCTTCTTTTTGAATAACTTTTTAATTGAAGTTTATAATTATCATAAACTTTAAATCTTTTGTTATCCACTATATAAACTATATAATTATTTTTACAATAGTTTGTTACAAACCAATCTACTATTCTTAAGGATATACTTGTTTCTCCATTTATAATTTTTAACATTTTATCTAAATTATTATCTATATTATAAAAATCTTTTAATTTATTTAATATTAAATCATTTTGTGTTGGATAATTCATAATATATTTTGTTTTTGATTTATGTTTAAATCAAAAATATATTAATAAATAATATATTAATAAATAATATATAAAATATATTATATATTATTTATAATTTATTATATATTATATATTAATATTATATATTAATATTATATATATGAATAATATTTATAATACTAATAATATTTATTACAAAAATAATAATATTCAAAGGTTAGAAAGAGCGAAAACACAGATGTTTTTTGACAAAGTCCAACAACTAAATACTAAAAGTAGAACTAATAATAGAACTAGAACTAGAACTAGAACTAGAACTAGAACTAAAAGAAAACAAAAACAAGGTGGAAGAACTAAAAGAAAATAAAATATATATTATTTATAATTTATTATATATTATATATTAATATTATATATATGAATAATATTTATAATACTAATAATATTTATTACAAAAATAATAATGTTCAAAGGTTAGAAAGAGCGAAAACACAGATGTTTTTTGACAAAGTCCAACAACTAAATACTAAAAGTAGAACTAATAATAGAACTAGAACTAGAACTAGAATTAGAACTAAAAGAAAACAAAAAAAAGGTGGAAGAACTAAAAGAAAACAAAAACAAGTTGGAAGAACTAAAAGAAAACAAAAACAAGGTGGAACTTTATATTCACCTGATTCTGCTGCTAGAAAAATTCAATCTGTTGCGCGTATGAATATTGTAGATAGACATTTAAAAATCTTGAAACTTTATGAAGAATTACCAGATGATATTAAAGAATATGCGGATAAAAAATATGCTATTGGTGAAAATGTTAATTCTCTTGATTATGCAAAATACACTTTTTTAAAAGCTATCATTAGTGGTAATATTGATATGATAAATCATTTAATTGATGAAGTACCTATAGATGATATAGACAACACTTATCATACTACACCACTTATAGTTGCATTAACTAATTTAAAAGATATTGATCAAACTACGTTGCATGAAATCATTGTATTATTATTAACAAAACATCCTAATATTAATGCTATTGATATTGATGAAGGTAATACTGTATTACATTTAGTTAACAACTCTGAAACTGCAAAATTATTAATACAAGAAGGTGCTACAGTTGATGCGTTGAATAAAGCTGGTGAAACACCATTATTTTATGCACATAATGTAAAAGTAGCAAATTGTTTAATAAATAATGATGCTGATATCAATATATTAAGTAATGATAAAGAAACACCTATTTTTGGTTTAATTAGATATAAAAATTGTTTAGATAGTGTAAAATTATTATTAATTAATTTATTGAAGAAAAATGGTAAACTATCTATAGATAAACCTAATATATGTGGAAATACATTATTACATGTAATAGCTAAAGATCCATTATTGTATTCTAAATTAGAGTTAGCGAAATTTTTGATTAGTGTTGGGATTAAACTTCATGGTTATAATATTCTATATATTGAAAATAATAAAAATGAAACACCTTATAGTATATTTAAAAAATCTGATAATTTAACAATATTATCCACAATATTATCAAAAATTTATTATTAAATATCTGTACAAATAAGAGAATTTCACTGTATTGTACAATCTTATAATAATATATTCATAAAAAATTTCATAAAGACTTGAATTATATATAATATTTTAAAATAATAACATTAATAATAATTTTATAAATATTTTTTATAAATTTATTAATATTTTTTATAAATTTATTATTTAATATCTGTACAAATAAGAGAATTTCACTGTATTTTATAAATTATATTTTATTTTTATATTATAAAACAATTTATATATGAAAAGTAAAAAAAGAAATAAAAAAACCACCAAAAAAAAAGTTAAAAAAAGTAAATTTAGTAAAGAATATAAGAAAAAAACAATTAAGTTTAAAAGGTTAAAAGGGGGAACCGGAGATGAAATCACTAACATAAATGAAATCATTACCATATTAATGGAATCATATGACTTAAATCAATTAAATGATTTAAATGATTTTAAATGCCCGATCACGCGGGAGCTCATGAAGGAGCCGGTGGTGACGCATGACGGCCACACGTACGAGCGCGCGGCCATCGAGCAGTGGCTCGCCTCGCACAACACATCGCCCCTCACCGGCCAGCCCCTGGAGCACAAAAATCTGGTACCGAACAGAGCCCTTAAAAAAATAATTACTCAATATAGTCAATTACTAATGAATATGACGTCCACTGCGGCTGCATTGTCGGAAGCCATGAGGGAAGAATTAAACAAGAATATAGATGATAATAATAAATTGATGAAAAAAATAAAGCAATTTTATACTAGTATGAAATACAAGAATACTAAGTGGAATGAACTGCAACAGGAGAAGAATGTTCATAGTGATAATATGGCTATTTTACCATCAATTAGGGTGAATGCAGAGAATGCGCGTTCTAAGGCACAGGCGGCGGCGAAAGAGGCGGCGGCGAAAGAGGCGGTGGCGGCGGCGGCGGAGGCGAAGGCGAAGGAGGTGGTGGCGGAAGAATTAAAACAAGGTCTTACAACAAACAATTCGTCAGACCTAGAAGCAGAGGCGGAGAGGCTGGAGAGCGAAAAGAAGGCGGCGGCACAGGCGGCGACGGCACAGGCGGCGGCGGCGACGGAGGCGGAAAACGCGTTGACGAAGGTGGCGGCGGCGATTGGGCAGTACAGGGCGAAGATGGATATATATAATGAGGCGGTCACTAGCGTGATAACAGCGTGGAATGATTGGGCAAATTATAGAGATGAAGATGTGAAACCTGTACAAAACTTATAAAAAAGAAACTTTTAAAACAAAAAAATTCCGATTTTTCTATTTTTTTATTTTTGATTTTGAACATTTTTTTATGTCCTATTTATAATTTATTGTAATATAGTATATATGAAAAGTAAAAAAAGAAATAAAAGAAAATTTATAAAAAATTTCACTATAAAAAAGTTTAATAAAAAAAAGGTTTATAAAAAAAAGATTAATAAAAAAATTAAAAGAAATAAATTTAGTAAAAAAATTAAAAGATGTAAATTCAGTAAAAAAACAATTAAATATAAAAGGTTTAGTGGAGGAGGAGGACCCCATTATAATGATGCCAAGACTATGGTGAATAATATGATGAATAATATGATGAATGTGGAGATGAATGAGGTGAATGCGGTGGTGGAGGCGGACTTGTGCGATGATGAACTGCGCATTCAGTTGATGAAGGCGAAAATAATAGTAACTACAAGGAAAGACGAGGCGCTGGCGGTGAATGAGGCGATGAATGAGGCGAATAATTTGATGGTATTAATGGAAACTGCGAAAATAAAGATTGAATATTTGATAGAAAATTCAAGTGATAATCAGTTGATGCATGAGGAGATGAAGGATAACTGGGCGACGACTAGGGAGATAATCGTACAAGTGGAGGAATCTGTACATAAGTTGTTGTCAAAACTTATATCGGAATGTAAACAGAGGATAATAATGGTGGTGGCGGAGGAGATGATGAGGAATACGAACAATATAGAGATTAAAAGATGGAGGCAGCCGCTGGTGGAAGTGGCGGAGAAGACAATATATAAATTGGATAAGTTGAGAGCATTCTTAATAGCCAATAGGATGTCAAGGAACGCGGCGGCCGAGTTGGCACAAGCAAAGGAGAGGTGTGCGGAATTGGCGGCGCATTCGGAGAAAAATGTGGTGAATCAGACGGAATGGGAAACCGCGCAAAATGTAGTGATAGTTGCTACTGAGACGGCAAACAGATTGCAGCAGGCCGCACAGAGAATGGCGGAGACTTCAGGTATGACAAATGCAGGGGATTTGGTTGATAGACAGGTAAATCAGGAATGGAAGTTGGCGAAAAGAACAGCAATAAAGGCGGGATCGGCGGCGGAAAAAGGCGTGGAGTATGGGGCAATGGTGGTGGAGAAGACGGCGGCGATGGCGGAGGTATTGAAGAATAAGGCGGCGGCGGTGGTGGGCTGGGTGGATGCGGTGGGTCTATTGGAATTGACATCGCTGGATGATTTAATAGCAACAGTACATAAGGCGGAGGAGGCGTCGCGGATCTATATTGTGGCGACAGAGCAAGCAATACAGACAGTAGATATAGTATATAGTATCATAGATAATAGGTTAAACTTATAAAAAAGAAACTTTTAAAACAAAAAAATCCCGATTTTTCTATTTTTTATTTTTGTTACCATTATACATAAGAAAAATATTTCCTTTAAAAAAGTGAAAAAAAAAAGTTAAAAAAAGATTCTCAAATTTTATAGAATTGGACATTTTAAAAATGTCCATTTTTATATTATATAA